AATTCATCCACTTCTTCAAATTCTATTTTAGGGTAAGGCATGATTATCAATTGCCCTATTCTTTCTCCCACCTCATACATTGATTTTGCTTTTTCGTTTCCATTAGGCATTTTCATAGTAGGCTTGAACTTGAATTTTATTTCTCCAACGTATTGCGAATCTATAACTCCTACGGAATTTGTCAATGATTGTGTCACCTTGCAAATACTACTTCTTGGGAATATAAGCCCAACGTGCCCTTCTGGGATTTTTATAGCTAAGTCTGTTCCATACTCGTAATTTCCGAACTCATCAATAGTTAAGCTTGTAGCGGTTAAATCCATTCCTGCGTCTCCTGGCTTTCCGTAAGCGGGAGTCACCGCAAGTTCACTCAATTTTTTTATTTTTACTATCATTTTTATTAATTTTTATTTGTTAAAATAACCTTGTCTCTTGAAAATTTTTCTTTTATAACTTCCTTTAAAGGCTCTACTCCTAAATCTTTGATAACATCAGAAGGATCTGTTTGTGCCCAATAAGAAGGGTTGTTGATATATTTCAATCTATTATCAATCTCTAGGGTTAATAGTCTTGAAAATCTCTTGCCCGCTTCGTCATTGTTGAGATATACGAAAACATGGTCAAACTTGCTGAATAGTTCTTCAATTATAGGAAGTAGTATTTTGTAGCTATTTTCACTTGGAAGATTAAATGCATCATATCCTAAAGAATCTAAGCACATAGTGTCCTTTAAAGAAGAAGTGATAAAGCATACATTTGTTTTGTATTCAAGTTGTGGGTAGCCCTCTAGCACTGCTTTAATTGTTCTCCACTTTTGCATAGGAATACCTAGTGGATTATATACTTTAAAAAGCTGATTATTTTGGTAGTATCCGAATATAGGATTATATTCACTACTAGAATAGTTTAGTACTCCGTTTCGTAAAACAAACTTTACAGGGCATACATCATATTTTTTTAATGTAGCTTCTGTAATACCAAATTTTTTCCAGTAATCAATATCTTCCTTTGCAAAGAAGTTTTTCTTTATTACAGAATAATTTATCTTCTCGGCTACTTGTTGAGTGTATTTATCTTTATTTACAGAAGAAGAAAGGGGTGTTACTGCCACCCCTTTGTTTTCTCCTGAAAAACCTCCCTTCACTCTATCCGTGTACTTTAAATCATAATTTATTTTTGTAATAGCTTCTTTATTTGTTAAGTTATACTTTTGCGATACAAAAGAAATACAGTCAGAATGTGTAGGATGATGTGCCCAATCTATAAATAAAATCTTATCATTGATAACTTTAAAATAGCATTTAGGGCTTTTATCATGCCTTAGCGGATTACTATAAGTACCCTTACTTTCCCAACTTCCAAAGTAATTTCTCCATATATCGCTCTGTTGATCTAAAGTGAACATAATTATTGATTAAAAAGGAAGTGCATCATCAAATGCCATATTATTTGACGAGGAAGCCATTGTTTCTTCAGTGCCTTCTGCCATCAATTCATTTGGGTCAAATTCTTGGAAGTTAGATGTGATTGGGGCAATATTCTTTTTAAATGCAGAATACTCTCCTTTTAGAGCATTGATAATTTTATCAAAGCTTTTAATCCCAGGATAGTCTTTTATGAAAGCTTTGGTATAAATATCCATATCATAATATGTCTTGCCATTACTTTCACTTGAACGAATACCTACATAAACTTTGATTCCTCTTCCTTCTTCAAATAACGGATTTATGTCAGAATAATCTTGCTTAAACAATTTCTCTAATGGAAGAAAAATACTTGGAACATCTCCATCTTTCAGAGTGTATTTTGACAACTCAGTTTCCCAGTTTTTCAAGGTTATGAAAAAGTCCACTAAAGCATCTTCTCCCACCATTGCTTTTCTTTGGTTGTCTCCATAATACCACACTTTGTTTTTATTCATAACAGCAGGGTCTTCATTATAAGAAGTAAGCCCTTGTCCATTAATGTATTTTTGCTTTCCACTTCTTGAAATATCGGGTCTAGCTTCAAGCCAAAATGTAATCTTTGTTTTTGTGTTTTCGGCTTGAGGAAGAGTTCCCCAAATATCAATCTTTAATATTCTCACTTGCTTACCATCTATATCTTTTGTAGATAGATATTCAGGGTCTTTTTCCAAATCTTTTCCTAAGAATGAGGCTAGGGCAGCTTTGTTAGGGTTAATCATACTAGGAATAAAAGTAGATACTCCGTAGAATAGTTTTCTGGTTCCTGAACCAGATGACGTTTTGACATTGTTGTTCATGTTTAAAAAAATTAAAAATTAAAAATATTGTTTGTGTGTTATTAAATAAAAATCTTGTCCCAATGAGTCTCTAGCTTATCATCATTTATAAGTTCTGAGATTTCAAACTCCTTGTTTCTAAGGTGCTTACATCTTGTGCCACCTACAATTTCTTCAGAGTGGATAAATGAAAGCATATTTACATTTGGTTTTTCTGTATTTCTATACATATACCCAATTGCATCTACTCTTAGAGCAAGTAAATCTTTCAACTTACCTTCAAGATTCAGCTCTTTAATTGTTTGTCCTGAAGTAGAAATACTTTTATCCGAAACGTGTCCTACAATAATCAACGTATCACAGAATCTTGTAAAGAATTCCATAATTTTGAATAAGGCTTCTCGTTTATAGACTTGACCTTTTCCATACTCTAGTCTATCAATATCAAAGTCAGCAGCTTCTGATTTACCTGTATCTTTGTTATAGGTTCTCACTGCTAATTGATTTAATAGTTTTTCTTTCAAAGAAGTCACCGTATCAAGGGTAATAAACTTGTAATGAGGGGTTTCTTTGTGGAAAAGTTTAGCTAATTCATCAAACTGTTGCAGGGAATCTATGTTAATCCTCATGGATTCATAGAAATCTGCTCCGTGCTCGAAGTTAATAATCAGGTTATCCTCCAACTCACTGAGTGCGTGGGTTTTCCCTGTCTTTTTCTGGCTAAAAATAACCATAGTTCTTGGATTGACTACTGAAGGGGCAATCTTCCCTGTTGGCAATGTTAAATTACTCATCTTTTAAAATTTGTTGTTTATAGGTTAATAATTGGTTTAAATTTTGGGTGTCATCATTTTTTGGCATACTGAAAAAACTAAAGCCTTTAGGGTTGAAAAACAAAGGTTCTGCAACTCCTGTTCTACCAAATCGGTTTTTACAAATATGAATAGTTCTAAAGCATTCTTCAAAGCCATCTACTCTATCAGAAGCTAAAATCGGATACTTATAGTAATTTGTCATTTTGTGCTTATAAGGAGAAAATAATCCTAAGATAACTTGGTAAGATCTTGCTACCTTTATATTATCTCCTAATTTCTGAGGCTCAGGCTCAAGCTTACCTGCTTTATAGTGGTTTAGGTCCCCTGCTGCCATTTGTTGCTGTTGTACACAACATACATGCCATTTCCAATGCTTTGTAACTTGCTTTCTCATATAAGTATTCACAAGTCTATCTATACATCCTGACAAATCAAGCGACATTCCTAATTCATTTTTCTCTAATTCCAAAATGTTTACGTTATCTATAACTACTGCCACTATTTCATTAGGGTCGTTTTGAGTGTAATGACTGTAAATATTAATCACTTTCCCCCCACCCAATTGTTTTTCTTTATAATGGTGCTCACCAATTTCTTTTGAATACTCTTGACAAGTTTTATAAATACCTGTAGCATGGCCAGTTTGGTCGTCAAATTTGGTGAAAGATTTTACAGTGTCGAAATACCTTTGAACAGGATCTGATTTTATCATAGCAATTACTTCTTCCGAAATAGGCTCTATCCTGCTTAATAATTCATCTTGTGTACAATGTTTATTGAAATATTTAGAGATGGCATATTGTAGTATACTAATATCAAATTCTTCCTCAGACTCTTCTAATCCAAACCATATACATTTATATTTAAAAGACTTAAACGCAGGGTCATCTAAAATATAATCAGCAACACTAAATAAATATAAGTACTTGGCTAAAGAAGTTTTGCCTACAGAGGTTTCAGCAGTAACACACACAAGTGCCCCTGGAAATATACCACTAAAGGATTTTCTTGTTCCGTTGAATGGCATAGGAATACTATTAATATGTCCTAGTATTAATGAATCCCTGCTCTCTTCTATTACTTTTAAAATATCCATTAAAATACGAGTTTATCTTGGTCACTAAATATTCCTTCTTTCATTTCATTAATAGTATCTAACAATAAGCTGCCTCCCTCTTTCTCAATAAAATATTGAGCATCCAATGTATAACGAATATCGTCAGCATTTTGATGATAATAGTTAACAGCGTATAGGATTTCTTCACTAGAAACTTTATACTTTTTCATAAATGATTCTAACTTAGTTATAACTTTATTTTTAGGACTAAATGCTTTTTTATTTATTCCTTGTAAATTTTGTTTACTAAATAATATCATATATTCATCTAAGAATTGTTCAGAAACAAGAGGTTGATATTTTTCTCCATTAAGAATAGCTTTACCAAACTCTGTTATTTCAAAATCTAAAGGATTATTAGTATTTATTTTTGTAAGATGTATATTTCTAATAAACCCTTTCTTTATTAAGTATTGGATAATGTTTAATTGGGGAAGATTAATAGCTAATTTTCCCATTTCTTCGTAACT